ACTCACCGAGGAGAACTCATCTTTACTGAATTTGATGAAGATTCCTTCATACGTTCCCTTTGTACCGAGTGCAACGGAATTATCGAATGGGTCTCCTGTCTCGCCGTCGTATGCCGTGTAATTGAATGTGGGAATAGGAATGTCCCCAATCTTCATAACGTCAAGCACGGTGATAGGAATTTGTGGTGCTGTGAAGTTCCCTTCATCGTCTGCAAGCACACCTTCATACCCTTCCGCAACTTTCACGGTTTTGTTGTTCAGTCCGACAAACTCACCCGACAATCTGACAACATCACCAATTCGAACCATGCTCTTAAGCTCTGTGAACTTGTCATTAAAGGCTTGTGCCGCCGATAATTCGAGTCCCCTTGCAGTAACCATCAAATACAGATGTTCTTGGTCTTGTGGGTCGATTAACACTCGCCCTAACCACTCTGTGCTGTAGTCGTGTGCACTGGCGATACCGTCGATGGTGTCTTCATGCACGTTCTGATGGAAGTATCCGAGAGAGTCGAAATCCTTCGTTCCAACATTGAACCACTGTTTCGATGGGAAGAAACAAATGTAGTTGTTCACCGCTACCATCTTTTCAGTGCTTGTAAGTTCAATGTCATACATTGTTCCGTCGTACCAAAACCGCCACACGCCGTCCGCAGTTGCCCCGACAATAGCAAGCTTTGTTTTCGAATCCGTTGGGTCTCTACGCTCCATCAGGTCTTGAACTTTTGTACAGGAAAGCGGAATCTCTGAGAACAAACCACGTGCTTTTCTCTGAGTCAATGTTGGGTACAAGTCGCCCGACATATTCAGCATATCTGCCATTTCACCCGACTCTACAGAAGCTTTCCTGTTCAGTCCCTTAAACTCTATAACGCGTTCTTCGAGCGGTGAGGGCTTATTCTGTAATGCTTGTAGTGACATTGCCTACACCCCCTCTAAAACACGTTTATAAAGCGCCTAGGGCTTCTTTTGTGGTATGCCCTAGTTCTGACTGACCAATCCGCAAAGTCCCTAAAATCGGCAATATGCTGTGCTTGGTCGTTCTCGTAATTCTCATACTCTTCAAGGACATAATCTACCCTTGCTTTCAGATACGATATATAGAGCTTGTCATACGGTGGTTTAACCAATAGGTCTTTATCCATGTCACGCTTCAAATCGTAGCTTGTGACTGGTACAATCTCCATTTGGTCTTGTACCTCTGCTTCAATCTCGTTGATATATCCCAAGAGCATTTCATCGCTGAAAGAATTCGGCTTCTCCGTCTTTATTAAATTCAGAAGGTCTTTTACTTTCATTTCTGCTCCTTTGCAAAAAGGGGAAACAGAAGTTCTCTGCTTCCCCCATCGCGTTTACATTTCGCCGTAGTTTTTCGAGGCCATTTCTTCCTGTCTCTGCATTGCTACCATAGTCTGTCTATCGGAATTCCTAAGAACTTCTGCCACGCTTAATGGCACCTCTACAGGCTCTCCGCGCTTAATCTGATAGCTCTTCATGTTAACGCATACATAAACGCTGTCGCCCATGCCCTCGATAACAGGAAGCTGAATTACTACGGTTTTTGCTTTTTCGTCTGCTACAGCAGCTTCCGTTTCTGCTACAGCAGCTTCTTTTTTTGCTCTTGCCATATTAACTCCTTCGTTAATGCTTGGCTTTAGTTGGATGCGTCATCTGCTCCCGTGCAAGTGTGCTCGATTCTTACCATTCTAGTATCGTCAAGAATCTTCGCAGTCTTGTTCATCTTCCAACCCATAGTTGCTCTCTGATTCAGTGGGTCCGCAGTTCCGCCCGAGCCAAGCTGTTTAGTGATTGTTTCGATTCCACCACCGTTAATGGAAGTAATGCCGTATGCATCCGCACCAAGTACGATAGTTCCGTATACAGGCACGGTTGCGCCCGAATCTTCCTTGCTCCAAATCTTCGCTTCGGTAGACTCCACAAAGCGAACTCCGTACATATGACCGATTTCACCGTTAAAAATCTTCTCGGAAGTGGTGTACTTCTGAGCCTCAATCCATTCAGGGTCATTCATCAGGTCGTATGCGGTATCAGTGTGAATGATTGCCACATAGCTGTCCCCAATCTTCGGCGCATTGTTTCTCTTCAGCAGTCTAACCGCTTTCTTAATGTCCGCAATCTTAAGAGTGTTCGCTTCCTTCAGTGCGGTTCTCGATTCAGCGCCTCCCGCATAAATTACGGAATAACCAGCGCATAAAACGTCTCTCGTCACGGTATCGGAAGTTCTGCCCGCCTGGGAACCGAGAAGCTTCAGGGTCTCCGCAGTCACCTGGTCAAATGCAGTGAGGTTCAGCATGTCGGAAGTTGTTACATATCCGCCGTACTGCTTAATTTCTGCTTCCAGTTTGGTTACGTTCAGGCTCTGACCATCAGGGGTTACACCCTCGGTGAGCGGCTTCTTATCCATCTTCGGAAGACTAGAGAACTTTCTGAACTCAATCTTCTTTCCGTTTCCTCCAGGAATAGGTCTCTTCTGACCGAACTGATCGTGTACCAGTTCAGGTTCTGCCGCACGAATCAGAACCTTGTCATAGAAGGTCTTCATTTCAGGGGACAGGTCGTTAGGTGCGTTAGCCGCAGTGGTAACGTTGGTGTTCAAATCGAACAGGTTAAAAACGTACTTAAACATATTCTTTTGCTCCTTCTGTATTCTTGTATATTTCGATACAGACAAGAGAGCTTTAGAACGAGAATGATTTACCACTCTCTACTTCCTTCAAAATCTTGTCCATATCATCATTCGTGAACTCTGAAGGATTTACCTTTCTTGCTACTGCCGGTTGGTGCTTAAGACCATTCTCAGCAGGTCGTGACTGTCTCTGTTGAATCTGATTCACTACATCCTGTTTTGCACTTCTTGTAGACTCTTCCGTGAGTCCTTTCAGAATGTCTTGTGTGTGGGTCGCTACAAAGGCATCAATAACGGAAATGCCATTCTCGATTAAGTCCGTAAACTTCGGGTTGTAGCTCATTTCTTGCTCAAGGTCAAAGTTCGGGAATGATTCTCTAAGCTCGTCAGCCTCCGCATTCCATGCGCTCATTCTCTCCGCTTTCTCTGCCTCTGCCTTGTACTCTGACAAAGCACGCTGGTTCTTTTCCAGCTCTTCTTGTAGCCGCAGATTCTCTCTGTATTGGTCGGGAGTGATACCCTTCTCACGGGCGGCGTCCTCAATCCAATCATCATCACTGTTAATGGCTTCGGTTAATCCCTCAATATCGCCCCTTTCGAGTCCGTAATGTCTCATAATCGGCGCTAGTGCGTCCTCGTAGCTGTCAACTCTCTCCTGTGCACTGGATTGATTCTTGAATCTGTTGTTGATAGCGTCCGATACCGCTTTGCCGTAAAGTTCATGGAATCTGCCGTTCTTTCCGACAAGCTCCGCAAACTCTTCCTCGGGGCTAATTTCTTCTTGACTTCCAGACTCAGACGCGCTGTTATCCGATTCCTCCGTGTCTAGTCCGTATGCAACTTCCGGCGACTCCGTAGTATCGTTGTTATCAGTCCGCTCCCCACCGCCAAGTGAAGCGAGGAATTTGTCTGCTTCTGCTCCCAGTCCGCTCTGACTTCCTGATGAAGCGTTGCCTTCTCCACCCTCTCCGTCGAAAAGTGACCAGTTGAATTTGAAATTTGTCATACTTTATTTCCTTTCTGTCTTTTATAGAGTGACGAACTCTTTATTTCTGACAATGCTATTTTATATAACGCTCTTTCATATCTCTCCCCCACGAAAAAAGCCTCAGTCCGTTAAGACTGAGGCTTTCCCCGATGAATTTTAAGGTTACGTGTTTGGAATTATGAAAAAATCAGGTCGTAAGTTTATGTGATATCCATCCGTATAGAACTAACTTACAGCTCTATTATATCACACGGATTTTCCCTTGTCTTGAAAATTGAAGTCGTCTACCCCAATTAATTTCACGCCGTTATATTGCGACCGCAGTTCTATAAAGGTAGCCCATACAGCATGGAATACCGCTAGAACGCTTTCAGCGTACTTGTGAGCCACGATAATCACGTGTCCGGGTTCGTATACCTTCGGCATGATTCCATACGGCAAAACGGCGCTTACAAGCACGTTGCACAATGTGGAATAGATTAAACACTCGTCGTGACTGTTTGCGTGGTTCACACATTCAAAGAAAATATCATTTTCCGACACGGTCATTTTTACGGTTGTCATGCTACTTCACCTCCGAAGCACTACGAGCTTTTTCTCTCGCTCTTTCGAGTCTGTCCGTGTTCGTGGTTTTCTTTGCCGCTCTGTCCTCTGTAGTTCCCTCCTCAGATACCCCTAGAACGCCGTTATTTGCGTTCTGAGCCATCATAAGTTGGTTGGGGTCTACTAGTCCCATCTGTACAGCCGCCTCCGGTGAGAGCTGAATAATAAGCTGTTGCATTTGCTGGAACTGTTGCATGAATGTATCATTCTGCTGAATCTGCTGTTTAATCTTTTCCTTGCCCTCGAATTCCATCATGTCGAGACAAACAAGTGCGGGTGTTGCGTTATCAGGTGCAAACAGCCCCATCTGATAAAGCTCTTTCGCCGTCTCGTTCTGTGAAGCTCTTGAAAATGGACTCTGCTTTTCTGCCGATACTTCTAAATCAAAGATACTCTTCTTGTGCCGTGTTCCTTCAGGCGTTGTAATGTCCTGAGGCGCAATATTCACGTTGGAATAGTCCATGTATTCATAACGCCCTGTTCCGTCGTCAATACGGAATGTTCTCGGTTCGGTGTAGAACTGCCGAATCAGTTCTATTTCAAGATAATACTCTTCTCTTGAACCTCGATACATCGCTTTGTTAATGTCTCTCGACAATTTGCTTCCAGCTTCCTGAAGAGCTGCTATTGCACTAGCCGCCGTTACACCCGAAGCGGTAGAGCCTTGTGAGAAGTCTCTGTTTCCTGAGATCTCCTTCAGCTCGTCTATTTTCGCCTCTAGGTGAGTTTCAACGATTGCCGGGAGCGTGTCAACGTCCATCTGCTGAACTGCCGACCCAAGGTCACCTGAACCGACCTCTACAATCTCCTCGTTCCAATCCGCAAAGGCTTCCTTGTTGATGTCCGCATTCTTCTTTACCCACCAACGCGGCTTTGCTTTCATCATGGTATTTTTCATGATTGCCTGGTCAAGCTTATCAATGTCCCTCTGTGGGTATTTCATAATGTCGAGATACCCAAAACCGCAAGGGCTATCCTTAACCGGGAAGCATTTTCGGAAGACATACGGGTATTTACCGTGCTTATAAAAGCCATCCTGATACTGTGGGTTATCCTCGGAACAGAAAACGCATTGGTCTCCGATGATAATAGCCATGTGCAGAATCTCACGTGGTACAAGGTGTTTTGCTACCGTCTGAGGGTCAATGTTAATGAGAACTGGTCTCATTTCCAACTTCTTGTAGTAGCAATTGATAATTTCAATATCGTTCTGATGGTTGATATTATCATCATGAATATACTCTGTGATGAAGCCCTGTTTTCCTCCGCCTATCTTCTCCGCTATGTCGGGGTACTGTAATTTCACATCATTCACATCAGCCACGGAAACATCAAAGAAATATTTGGACTGCTGAATGTCCTCTATTCCCGGTTGCCAAAACACGTTGTGAATGTCCACGTTGGTTTTCTTGATGTCTCCCATGCCATCATGTGCCATTGGGTCCCATAATACCGCCGTTATCGCCGTGCCGTCAATCAGGAAGTCATAACCAGCGGTGTTATACACCTGTTCCGCGTCCGTGTGTCCCTCGATTGCCGGTAGAATTTTTGAAAGAATCTGAGCCTCTTCCTCGTCGTCTGCTTCTCTTGCTAACACGTTAGCCTTTGGGAATGAGTCCATAAAGTCGGCGTGTTTGTTCAGAATAGAGTTTACCGCCCACGCTGAACCAACTTCCACTTTCGCTTTGCCCGCTTCCGTCTTGCCCTGAATGACGTTCCAATGTCTGAGCCGCCACCATTCCTGATTCTCGGTTGCTTTCATGTCTACGGTTGTTTTTCCGTCCTTGTACTCGTGCAGAATCTGAAGCACCTCCGACACTTTATCAGATGTAAAGTGCGGTTCAGTCGGTGCGCTCTGCTGTGGTTCAGTCTGTTCTTTATTCTCTTTCGGTCTGTACCGTTCCGGGCGATACTCTCCGTTCTGCTGTTCCCTCTGCTCGTTCGGCTGTCTGCTCTGTTCGTTCTGCTGTTCTCTGTTGGTCTGTTCCTTCGGCTGTCTCTGTTCTCTCGGCTGACTTTCCCTCTGCTGTCCGTTCTGCTCCTTCTGCTGTCTGTTCGGTGTCTGCTCCGCTTTAGGTGCGTTCTGCTCCGCTTTGCGGTCGTTCTGTGCGGTCTGCTGGTTCTTCTGCTCCTTCTGTCCGAGCTGATTGTTTTTCTTGTCGGTCTCTGCTTTCCGCAGCTCTTTGTTTTTCTTCATGCTTATACCTCGTAAAACGTAAATATGTCGTCGGTCTTTTGACCGTTTACCTTGTCTCTGACCATGTTCATAGGGTCGTCAACGTTGTTCGGGTCAATGATTCTCTTATGGTGCATTTCTCGCGGTGCTATCGGTCTAGCCATGCACACATAGCGCCATTCGTCGTAGTTGTGGTCTTCCAGTGATGTGTCAATATCCTCAACGCGCGTTTCGTCGTACATGAGCGCCGGTATGCACCTGATAAAGTGCTTACACGTGTTAAAGACGTAAAACATCGGTCGCCCGTCATCGTCAAAGGCTAATCGGTAATGGCATTGCATTTTCCCCGGAATTCGTTGATGGTCTCCACGGTCAAAATAAACCCTGTGCTTTTCCATCGTCTCCGCTATGCTCTCCCCGCCGTCCTCTGCAAATATGGCGGGGTCGGCAATTCCGAACACGTGCCGCCCCTTCATGTATGGGTGTTCCTCTTCCATGCGGCGGATTTCTTCGGCTACATGGTCAACGGTCCATTGCACGCCCTCATTTGGTTCTCCCGTGCACCCGTACAATTCCGCAAATCGGTACATCCGCCCCGACGGTGCCACGGCATACCAACCAACCGAGAACGGTTTGGCATAACCCCAGTCAAACCCGCGGTAGATGTTCCACCCTATCGGAATAGGGAACGGCTCAATCACATGTGTGTAGCGTTTATCCGCGTAGTGTTCCGGTGCGTCCGTGAATTCTGTGAACACTTGCCCGGCGAACACGTCCCAACGCCCATATCTCCAAGCCTCCCGCAAAGCCTTTGGAAGCGCTTCAAGCTGTGCTAGGTAATCCGGCTGAGACTCCATCAGCGCTGTATTATCATCAACTAAAGCCTGTATAAATGCGTACTCTTCCGGATTCTCACCGGGTTTATAATGTTTATCGATGAACAAGCGTTTGATGTACTGGTGCCCCTGGCCGCCGGGATTGCAAGTGAAGTATACGCGTTTCGGAAAGTCGTTTACTCCGCGCAGTGTCGCCGTGATGGTGCGCATTTGATATTCTGATAGCTGAGTCGCTTCATCGAGAAAGATAACGTCGTACTCTAGCCCCTGGAGCTTGTCGAGGTCGGCGTCTCTCGCGCAATACATGAACTCGATTGTGGAGCCGTTGGAGAACGTCAACAGTTTTTCTGTGCTGTTGTAGGCGGCAAAATCCCGCGTCATTGCGCGCAGTGTCCTTATGTGGTTCCCCTCCAATTCTTTGTATGTGCGGCGGACAATGAGCATATGTATGCCCGGGAAGCGTTGAGCAAGCAAGATTGCTTTAACTCTCACCGCCCACGACTTGCCGCCGCCACGGGCGCCACCATATCCGATGTATTTCCGGTGACAACGCAAAAACATATCTTGCTTTGGCGTTGGTGTGCCCAGTTGCACCGGGTGCAGTCGTCTACTCGCTGTACTCATCCACGTACCCCCCTACAACAATCTGCACGCCCTTGACACCTTCCGCGTCTCTTTCCTCGCGCTTGCGTACTAACTCCACGCGCTCACGTTCCAACGCTAGGCGCTCACGTTCCAACGCTAGGCGCTCGCGCTCTATTTGTCGGCGGTGCCGCTCCTGTGCGGTCTCTAGCCCGTGTAGTGATCGCTTGAGCGCGTCCAACGTCTTGACACTGTCCGTTAGGTCTCTTAGCGCCCGCGTGTCTACTTTGTCGCTCGTGATATCCTTGTACACGGTTTCTGTCGTTCCGTCCTTGTGGCGTGTTGTCGATTGCACCAGATACCTGTGCAACTGTTCCCCGTCCTCTAGCGCTTTGCGCGTCTCACGTTCCAACGCATCCACCACGCCGGACAGTCCAATTAATTCTGTCGCAACGCGGTAGGCGGAACACGTCGCCGCGGTGTCTATAGCTTTGTCGTTAACGGCGCCGCGGTAGGCTGTGCGCTGTTGCTCCCAGTGTTCCCGCGCGGCGTGGTTGCGCAATGTGCCCACGTTCACACCGTGCCGCCGGGCACAGTCCGGCTGTGTGTCGTTGCTGGTTATGTAGTCCCGCCGGATGGCGTCCCAATCCGGACGGCTGTTTTTTTTCTTATCCGGTTTTTCCGGATTTTTCTTTTCTCTCATTCTCTCCCACCCCTTTCCGGTTGTCGTTACTATTCTACACACGCGCGCGGCGTGGTGTCGCCCGTTAACGTAACGGCGCGGCAATTGATTGTTAACGCTTTTTTGCTCAATCTATTCAAAATTGTATACAATCACACATCACAAAAGAGAACATCAGTTTTTAAAAAAAAAGTAAAAAAAGTTTAAAAATCTATTGACACGGTTATACCGTTATGGTATTATATAGTTGTCAAAGGGAGAGACCCAAAGACAGCAAAACAAACAAATTTTTTTAAAGAAAAGTGAGGTAAACAAAATGAAGTTGAACGAGACACTGAAAACCGCAACTATCCGCAACCTGTACAATGGCGACGAGTTCACAACTGCGTTTCCGCTTTCTGCTTACGAGTTAGACAACATCCAGGACCGCGCCACCACTTACGGGCTGCACGACTATGTTATAGTTGACCTGGAAGGCTTCTACGGTCTCGTAGATTCCAGATGGTGCGATGATGTCTACAGTCTGAACGACATCGCGGAACGCCTGGAGCGCCTGGAAGACGAGGACGCCGACAAACTGGAAGCAATGGCGGAATACTGCGACGACTTGGACGAAATCGAAAGCGCATGGAACGACTCTTATTTCATCGCCGATACGACCGGGGAGGACTATGCACAGGAACTATGCTATGAGTGCGGGTACATGCCGTCCAAGGAACTTCCATGGTGGATCACCGAACACATCGACTGGAAAGGCGTATTCAGCGAGTTATCTGCAGGCGGCTACAGCGAAATCAACAGCGGTGTGTTGTACGTGGCACGCTAGAACCAACTAGGGGGCGCAAGCCCCCGCCCGTAATGCGGCCATTAGCCTGTTGCAAGCCAGGGAAAACGCAGAGCACGGCAAAACAAAAACGTATTAGATGAAAGGAGAACGAAATGAAAATTATCGAAAACGGCCGTCCACTTGATGGCATCCCGTACCCGGTGGAAAAAGGTATGAGGCGTGGAACGCGCTAATGGACGACTAATTGAAGGGAGAACCAAATGGGAAAGACAGAACGAAAAAGCGAATTCATAGCGCTCAAGGTGACACCATCCTTTAAGGCTAGGGCGAAAGCTCTAGCCGAGGAGGAGGGCAGAAGCCTATCAAACTACATTGACTGGCTTATTAACAACGACATCAAGAGAAGAGAAAAGGAAAACGAGGAGGCATAACATGACTTACCAGGACTTACTTAACAAATTCAAGGCGACCGAGGAAAAATATTCGACTTACGAGAAGATGATTGAAGCGTACCGGCAGTACATAGGCCAGTATTTCGGATGGGATAACACGCTTGAGGACGTGGCGGAAGCCATCGAACACGACTACCTCACCAACGTAGAGGCGAAAGATGGAACAATTCTTCTTCACTACCTCGACGAGTGCCACGAACTCGTAGTTCTTCCGGATCGCGTGCTGGATGACGAGGACGCGATTCAGGAATACGGAAAGTATATTCGCTAATCAAACCGCCCGCCCTTTGTGGCGGGTTTT